AGCTCAGCCAGCAGCTGCTTGAAGCCATCCTTCAGGCTGGTGGCGAAGCCGTCGAAGCCGTCACCAATGTTCTTCCAGGCGTCCGCGAAGGCGCCATCGACACGGTCCAGCGCGCCTTCGGTGAACTTGCCCCAGGCGGTCGCCGCGTTTTTGTTCTGCTCGTACTCCAGGGCAAGCTTTGCCAGTGTGCCTTGATACAAAGCCGTGTCGCCATTGCCCGACGCAATAGCGGCGTTGAGCGCTTTCTGTTCGGCGGTGTAATCGCGCAGAAGCTTTACCTGAGGGTTCAGGCGATCGACGATCCCTTCGACCGAGTTGGCTTGCTCCAAGGCTTTGTTGTTGGCCAGCTGGGCTTTTGTCAGCTCCAACAGCTGCTTGTATTCAGCGCTATCGACGGCAATTTTTTTGCCCGATAGCGCAACGGTCATCGCCTTGGTGACGTTGAAGGACTCAAGGGCATCCTTGCCCTGCAAGGTCGCTGCTGCCTGGGCTAGTGTGCTGGCATTCTCGATCCGCAAGCTGGCGATTGCCTGACTAATATCCAGGCGATCCTTGGCGTCGGCTTCACGATTCACGGCCTCCGTGACCGCGTCGCGGGCGCTCGCACCGGTCTTAAGCAGCTCCTCTTCAATTTTCTGCTGGATGCCAGCTCACGTACGCTGTCTGCGCCGGCCAGATAGGCGTCGGCCATAGCATTTGAGGACTTGATCGATATGGCGGATTGTAAAATCAGGCTATCGAGCGCCTTTTTGCGCTGATTTACGAGTGTTTCCGCCGCCTTGGCCGCCTTCTTGTCTTCATCAGATTGAGCCTTGCTGCCATCGGTAATGGCCTTGAACTGGGCTAGGCGATCAGTGGTGTCAGCCGCATCCGCTGCCGCCGCCTCATCAAAAGCCCTGCGTCTTTCTGTAGCCCCCTTAATCTGTGCGTCGAACGACGCAAGCGATGCCTCTCGCTCATTTAGGATGTACTGAATGCCGTCCTGGCGGGTCTTGCTTACCGCGCTCAACTCAGCATCAAGCCGGGCGCCAACACCATCAAATGTGTCGTTCGAGAAGATCGCATTGATACCATCGTTGAACGCCCTGGCGTATGCCTTGACCGTATCAAACCCGGACAGCACCTCTACGGTCATGAGCTTCATGAAGGCGCGGACGTTTTCCGGCAGATCCCGGAACGTGGCCGTCATGTTGGCAACGTTGTGCTCAAGCAGGCTGCTCCAATAGCCGCCATCACTCTCGAACAGCTTGGAGATTTCGTCGAACGCCTGCTCGATATCCCTGCCGAAGCCGCCGAACTTGCCGGCGATAGCTGAAAGGGTGGCTTCCAGCTCGCCAGACGCAAGCTGCGCATTAAATTCGTCCAGCGCGGCAATCGCCTCATTTACCGAGTCCCGCATCGCCTCACCCAGGCCGGCCTTATTGATCAGCCGGAAGGTGGTGTCCCAAGTGTCTGCCAGGTTGGCGAAAGCACCGTCAAGGGTGTCCATCCGAACCTTCATTGCCCTGTCGAACTCGTTTTCGCCTAAGTCGGTCAGGTACTTCTCGATCGCGGCGGCGTTGTTGCCGACGCTTTTGGTCACGCCTTGGAAGGTAAAAGCTACGCTATCCCCGGTTACCTTGGATTTGATGCCGAAATCTTTGAGTCGATCGAATTCGCCGGTTGTGGCGTCAGCAACCGCCTCAATCATCTGGTTGAGGTCTTTGCCCATGGCTGATGCGGTGTTGCCATAGGAGGTCAGAGCCCTCTCGGACGGTGTGAGCCCGAGATTCACCAGCTTCGTAAATCCCTCCACGGCCTGGTTCAGGTCGTAGGGGGTTTTCTGAGCGAACGACTGCAGCGCCTTAAATGCGACAGCCGCCTTCTCGGTGCTGCCGGTTGCGGTGATCAGCCCAGCATTCAGCACGTCGAACTGCCGCTGAACGTCGGAAGCCTTATTCAAGGCAGCCATAGCAGTGGCGACGGATACCAGCGGGCCGATCATCCTTCCAAGCCCGGCCGTCAGGGTGGACGCGCCCCGCTCAAGAGCGCCAAGATCTTTGTTCGCAGTGCGCGCCTGAGTGCTGTCAACCGAAATAACCAGCTTTGCGTATTCACTCATGCCTTGATCTCGCAATAAATATTGATTCGCTGATTAGCTCGATTTGCCGCCGAAGCCTTGGTGCTGAAACGAGCAGTTTGGTTTTTTCTGCTTCCGTGCATTCCTGATCGAATGACCAAGCCGCAATGAGACTCCCAACAAGCCTTGCTTTCTGCTCTCTCCGCAGCTTCTTGTGGAGGCGCTTTGCATCCGCCGGATGAGACGCCTTGGCAACGCTGACGAGATCTTTAATCGCCATTGCGGGAAGCGCTCGGGCCGCTGATTCGTACTCATCCGAAAGCACAGAGCGAATCTGCATCCACTCACCGCTGGGGCTCCCATCTGCATGCATGAGCTCAACCCGGCGCCCCGCGCTTGCTGGCTCGCGTGTGTAAAAGTCTTGGGGTCGCATACATTTCTCCAGGCGAAAAAAAGCCCCGCACTTGGCGAGGCTTGTTAATGTTGCTCGGCGCTATCTGCTGCTGACGCGCAGCTCTGGTTTTCCGCCAATAGGGAATACGCATGTGGCCCGCTGCGGAATTAAATTTCCAATCCCGTTCTTCGACTCAAAGTCCATATAAACTGTAGTGCCACCGGTTGTTTTGTTGGTTTCTGCCACAGTGCCGAAGGCACTAAAACTCACAGATGACGGGAATTTTGCGGCCGCCCTTACAGATTCGCGACAAATTGAAATTGCCGACTCTTTATTTACTGCCCGCTCAGCCTCCGACTTCAGCGGCGAGCCAAGATCATTCGGTCCGATATAGAACCGTTGGCCGTTTTCACAATCTACGAAAACTACAATGTTCGAAGGAGGGGAGCTCCTTTGCTCGGAGAGGCCAACTATTGAAACCGCGTCACACCTGCCAGACGCGGCTATCAGGTCTGCGGCAAGCTTCTGGTGGGCTTCAATTTTCTTTGCTCCTTCGGCGCCCCATTTTGCATATATTTTGGGGTGTGTAGCTTTCGTGTAGCTGTCGAGAGCGCCATTTCGAATCGGCGCCGGGCCAGAACTCAACTCTGGCATTGACTGACTTGCAGCCTCACCTTTCACGGCATCCATTGAATTGCTTTTTTGCTCGGCAGTGTGCACAGGCCCCTCACTCAGGACCCCTTTCAGGACCGCAAAAGCGATCAATGCAAGCACGATCCAGGTCAGCGTCTTTGCCTTCCGTGACAGCTTTGCCCCGCAAGCTGGGCAAGTACCAACCTTAACCCATACCTGAGCACCACACTCCTTGCATTTAACTGCCGCCATTCTGCATCCCTCCCCTTTAGACAGCGGCAATCTACCACCATCAGCCGGAAGCGCCAAAGCCCTCAGGTCACTCAGCTGCCTCCAGGCGCTTTGGGCCAAGGCGCTCAATATCCTCTATCAGCAGCCTTGCCTCTCGGAAGTAGAACTCTGCATCGCTCACATGCACAAGCTCGTCCAGATCATAGTCCGCTACGCCTCTGACTCGCTTTTTATCTCGAAGTCTGCGCGCAAGCTTACTCAGTCCTTTTTTTCCGCAGCCCTCGAACCTTCTAATCAATTGCTCGTGCGATCCAGTTTCTTTCTTGGCTGCCTCGGGCAGCTCAAGCCTAGCTGCCGCAGCTACTGCGCCATGGTATACGGCGTAGTAACAACGACTGATGGCGGACCTGCGATCAATCTCAGATTGACCGGATAACAAGCGCTTGCCTTGCTCGAAGAAATCATCGGGTAAAACTGACATGATGAGCCTCCTCCCGACTGAATACTTCATCGCTAGACCATGGCGTCACACAGATTGATAACTCTTGGTCCAGAGGGCCGTCGTGATTATCAATCAAGGCGTCCAGCACCTTGTCGTTAAGCGCAATCAAGTCATCAACAGGAGCCTTGACGACATATCGGTAAAGAATCCCCTCTCCTTCCATTGCAAAGATTTTAAACCCCATGATCGGATGGCTGATCTGATCGCGGATCACGCGGCATGCGGTGTCCAGGCGCTTGGTCAATTCAAGATCTTCAACGCCAATACGGTTTAGGATGCGCACTGACGCCTCAATATGCTTGAGCTCCTCTGCGCCTGGCCCGACAATCTTTATTGCGCTCTCTAGCATACCTGTCTGCACCTGCAGTGCAGCTAAAAGTGAATTCGAGCTCACTGGGAATCCCCCCGAATTGGAAACCTCTTCGATTATCTTGCGGGCTCGCAAAACATACCCACTAATAATGGATATGTGCGCAGATGAAAATGCCACCGCAATCGGCTCAAAACCTGATTTCGCCATCAGTTCCATTTGCTGAACGGATTCTCGGTATCTGCCGGGCACGCCGAAAAGATATGCGAGCTCATGATGCAGTACTGCCCTATAGGCAGGGCTGATGCCCGACCGACTAAGTTCTTTTTCGACTTTCCGCTTGAGTAGCGCAGTTGAAAATTCATCCACTACATAGGTGGAATACATCTTCTCTTCAACCGCCCTTCTAGCTTCGATTATTTCTTCAGCGACTGTTTTTGGAACTACGCCAGCCATGGCTTTCTCGCATACTTGATGAGCCACGACTATATCATGGCGCCATCACGGGGCATCCTGGACAAATAGCCAGCACCAAAGCCCGCCGAGGCGAGATCTGATTCGCGGCAGTCAGATGCAAAAAGCCCAGCGCGAGTCTGGACTACCCCTCATTCGCCACCCGACAATGAATACCGTCCATCCTCATCAGCACCCTCGCCTCTTCCGGCTCAAGCTGGTGATCCATCACCCGCGCCCAGGCGTCCAACTCCTGCCAAGTCATAGGATCACCAGTGCGCTTCAGCTCCCAAAACAGGCCGGCAAGGTACTCCATGCCCTCGGGCATCGCCGGAATGTCCAGCTCCCGAGGCTTGTGCTTGGTCATCTCCCACACCCGCGTCAAGTGATCGCGGGTGGTGGAAGTTGAGCCCTTGACCGGCTTGTTCAGCCGACACTCACCCTCCCAGTGGGTTAGGAGGCTTTCGACTCTGGAGCGAAAAAACGCGCCCGGTCGCTCGCCAGGCGTTCAACGTCGGCGCTCAGGCCTGGGTTGTTGGCCAGCAGCTCCGCAATCGCTTCCTTGGTGTATGGGATGGGCAGCGACCAGTCGAAAGCCAGCGCAGTGCGGTAGTGCAGGTTGACGCGCTGCTGAAGCGCGGTTTCTTCATCGACCGACATGTTTTCCTTGGCTTCATCGCGCAGGATGCGGGTCGCCTCCAGTAGCGCCTTGCGAGCGGCCGGGGCGTCCGCGCCCAGCACCATGATGTGGTAGTCGGTGGCGGTGCCGTCAGGCAGGGTCAGCGGCAGCTTCTTGCCCTTCTCCAGTGCGCCCAGGGTGAAGAAGTCGCTCAGGGCGAATGGCTTGGTGGCTACTGCTGCTTCGGTTTTAGCGGTCATAAGTGGATCTCCAGGCAAAAATAAACCCGCTCAGTGGCGGGTATTGAGAGGTAGTTCATGTGGCGTCGAAGCAAATGTTGGCTCATGGTGAATTTACATGCCCGGTTTTAGGGGTATGTAGTCGCCATGCAGATCAGGCGTGAAACAGCCGGTACTGACCGTCGCGCTCGATGGTCATGATCTTGCTTTCAATGGCAGGCTTTTTGATCTGCCAGCGTTGCAAAGTACGCCCGGCCAGGCTGGCAATGCCCTTCTCCTGCCGGTATTCAAGCATCAGCTCATTGCGGATGTGGTCGTAATCCATGGCTCGCTTGAGCAATTGATCGGCCATCCAGTTGAAGGCAGCAATGAACTTCTCCTTTATCTCCGCAGCCTTCGTGCCGGTGAAGCCCATGACAAGGAACATCCAGCCGTCCTTGGTCATCTGGTAGGCCTTCTGAACTCGGCCACGGCTGTCGATGTATTCAATCAAGCCAAAATTGGCTCGATTAAAGCCAGCCGAGCAGGCCAGCGTCTCGATTGCCCTCAACACCTTTCCGTGGGCCTTGCCGAAGTACTTCGCCACCCGCAGCGAAGTTGTCACTGGACGACCTGCGTCTGCCAGCACCATCTCCTCGAACTCAGCGTCGCACACATTCAATTCTTTCATTACGCACTCCTGACGCGCCATTTGATTGAAACCATGCCAGCAGAGGCGGAGGCGTGCCCGCCCCTTTCGGGTGTACGGCCCTAGCTGGCATGGTTATCCCTGTAGGGATTCAGTTGCCTTGCGGCAGAAACAAAGAGCCCCAGCGAGTGCCAGGGCTTGGATATCAGCAAAAAAAGAAGGGGGTCACGAAAGTGAGACCCCCTTTGCTGGGCTGGGCCGTTATGGCCCGGTGCGCGTGATCATCATGGTGGTGGCGAGCGTGTCGTCATAGCCGGCGCTTACGGTGTACTGCGGGATGACCGCGCCGGGACCGCTGGTTTGCTTCTGGCCCTGCGTGTAGCGGACCTTCGGCAACTCCACCGTGTACTTGTCCGCGCCCTCCTGAAACTCGATCACATGCGAGGTCGAGGTCTCGTTGAGCACCTTATCCCACAGCACGGCATCAACCAGGTAAGCACTCATCGAGCCGGAGACCACGGCCACGCCGTTGCTGATGTCGAAGGCCTCACGACTACCGAGGGCAAACAGCGCTTCCATGCCGTTGTCGAGGTTCACACTCCACTCGGTCGCATAGGCAACCGATACACCGCCCTCAGTCAGGGCCAGGTTGGTAGTGATCATGGTGTCGGTGGCGGTAGCTGCAGCGTATGTCGAGCCTGCCGGAACGGTGTACTTCTCGGCCTTGGTGCCCAACATGCTGAAAGTGACGCCGACTTTTGCGTTCAATGGCGCACTGATCGCCATGGTACCGACGCGGCAACCGCGATAGACGTAGTCGACACCGATGTCCGTATGGCGCTCAAGGATCGCAAACGACCGCTCGACCTTGCCGATCTTCAACACGTTGGCGGTCCAGGTGCCTTGCATTGCCGCCTGGATCAGGTCATCAAAGCTCTTGAAGGACAGTTCGACAGCGATATCGCCAGCCACGCTGTAGGTGCCGCCGCGGCTAGGTGGTCGTTGACGGCTCTGGTTCATCTCCGCCGTGTCGATTTGGTTGATGTTCGGCGTCAAGCCCGCACTCACGAAGCGGATCGGTTTCCACTCGGGAGTGTCAGGGATTACGCCTGCGACCTCTTCGCAGTAATACGCTTCTACGGCAGAGCCGCTGGCTAACTTGCCCATTTAGGGATCTCCATAACGAAAAAACCCGCTCAATGGGCGGGGTGGTGGGGGCGACTGGTTAAATCAGGCGCCTGGAAAGATCCAGGCTGTGTAGTAGACGAAGATGCTGACGCCAGTCCAGACAGCCTCGGGGGTGATCTTGGAGCGCTCAGCCTTGCGGATGTGCACTCGCTGGCCTTGGTATTCAAAGCCGCGACCGGGAATGTAGAAGCTCAGCGCCTTGTCGACATCCGCCAGGATCGGCCCGGTACCGGTGTTCTTGGGATGATAGATATCGATCTGTAGGTAACCGGTGCGCTCGACCGGGTTCACGCCGCCGAACGCTGCCGGCTCCCGGCTGGTCGGCGTGTCGGTAAGGCGCGCCCAGGCCTGACCGGTTACAGGCGTGAAAGCCTTATCCTCCATGGCTGTTCGGTTTGCCGGATAGAGGTTGCTTGCGAGGTAGGCCGAAACTAGCGCCGAGTTGATCTTGGATTCGGACATGACTCAGACCTTGTTCTTCTCGATGGCGGCCGCGACGATCTGGGAAACACGATCCATATTGCCTCGCACCATGCCAGCCCTCGCCTGCTGCGAGCTACCGTTCTCAAGCTCCTCAATGTACGGCAAGGCGTTGGACAGGTAGGTCTCTTGACCTGCACCGGGCGGCGTATTGGCGATGACCTCGGCAATGGCAACGCCTTCCCCGAGCCGCTCTTCTACTCCGTCGGCTGGCTTGCCGACTGTCGTTGCCCAGGCGCCCTTTGCTGCACCGGTATCGACGGGGGTTGCCTTGATCACACCGCTGAACAGCTCAATGGTGGCTGTCCGGACAATCTTGTTGTGCTTCGCCTCAGTCTTCACTGAGAAACGCCGGATATCGCCAGAGAACCCCATCATCGCCTCCCGTGGATTTCATAGAGCAGCGGTGTGCCTGCGGGATTGGTGACCCTGATGCTTGCAATGGACCAAGTAAATCCGCCCGCATCGATCGTCGTTGTCATGTCCGGCTCCCAATCAAGCCCCTTGGCCGCGATCAGGATCTTCTTGTCGCCCTGCTGAATCAGAGAGCCGGCAGCATTGCTGACGCCTGCCTCCTGCGCCGAGTAATCCAGCAGGATCAGTTGCCCAGCCTGGGTAAGCGTGACCGGGTCCGTGCCGAAGCCGGTAACCGGGTCGTAGTCACCTTCTGTCACGCGCGTCAGCGTTCCGACCTGGCCAAATTCCGCAATAAGCTCAAGCGTGACGCCGGCCATCTCGTCGTAGAAGCCCATGACTCACCCCCGGACAAGCTGGATCTGACTGGACTTCACCAGGAGCCCAGTCAGCAACGCCATGCACGGCCGCTTGGCAACAGAGACAGGAACAACCGGTGTCGCATACTCGCGGGAAACCGCTCCCTCTACCGCCTCTTTGGTAACGGCGCCCTTGGTGTTCACTGCTGTCGCTACATCCTCGGCATGAAGCTCAGCCGCCAGAGCCATTTGCGCCTGCTTGACCTGGGGCGGTATGGCGTCGGGTTTGACGGGGAAGTCGTTGCGCACCACGCCGGCACGCGGCCAGGACAAGAGCTGATCGCCCGACACAGGGCTGCCCTTCCACTGAAGGCTTTCCAGCTGAACAGCAGCACGGCGCAGCAAAGCTTCTTGAGCAGATTCAGCATCAGGCACCTCAACGCCGTAGTCGGCGGCATAGTTCACGAAGTCCGCGGCACTGACGAACGAATCAGCGCCAGGAACGATGGAGCCATCCTCGATCGTCAGCATGGGTTACTCCGCTGGCAGCAGGGCTTTCAGCTCATCGAGGGTGGCGGTCTCGGCGAACTCAATACCCTTCTCGGTGAGCAGGGCTTTGACTTTGGCGGACTCAGCCTGATCAAGCGCTTCCTTGCGCTTCTCTTCCAGCAGCCCCGCCAGATCAGGCTTACTCGCCTTCGGGTCGAACTGGACACCCATCTCGATCAGCGCCGCGCGGATCTCGTCCACCTTCATCTTGCCGTTGTCAGCCTGCGCTGCTACAGCTGCAGCGATCTCGTCCGCAGTGCTACGCGATGCATAGCCTTTGGGCGGGTAGGCCGTGGCCGGGTATCCGGCTTCGACATACTCACCAACGGTCGGGCCGTCCTGGCGGAGCGAAGCGCCTTCCCAAGAGCACCCCTCGGGCTCGTCGATCACCTTGTACTTCTCCGCGTAAGCCTTCGGCACCATGCCGGTGACCGCGTCGCAGTCTTCCAGGCCGGCGCCTTCGCTGTAGGCCAGTGGGTTTCGGATGGTCAGGTCGTTGGCCTTGGCCAAGGCCTTCAGCTCGGGAGTGGTCGCACCCGGGACGAACCACAGAATCTTCTTCTTGCTCATGATCACCTCAGTGGCGCCGAGCAATCCCGGCGCCGATCAGGGTTAGAGGGTCTTGATCAGGACGCCGGCGGTGTCCTTGTTCGAGGTGGCCACCTTGTCCCAGTTGGCCGAAGTACCGATGGCGGCATCGGTCGGGGATTTGCCGCCAGCAGCAGTGTCCCAGGCGTAGCCCTTCAGGCCGACGTTGTAGGTCCACTCGGCCTGGTAGGTCGTTTTGATGTTCTCGCCGCCCAGGGCATCCTGCAGCACCGCATGGAAGTCGCCATTCGGCTGAACGATGCCTGCACCCTCGACCAGGCCCAGGGTGTTGTACGTCGGAGTCTCGCCGGCATTGATCAGGGCATCGGAGTCGGTGACCACAAACAGGCGACCGAAAGCGTCACGCATGACGTTGACGGTACCGAAGGTAAACAGTTGCTCAGCGTTGGTCAGTGCGTTGTCGTACAGGGAATGCAGCGTGGTCGAGTGCAAGACCCAGGCACGCAGTGCGCCCGCGCGATCACCAAACTTGCCAGCCCCCTTGTTCAGGACGCGGAAAGTCGGTGCCGCCGCAGAGCCGTCATGCACCACTGCCGCGTTACCGGAGGTGGCGGCGACCAGGGCGCGGATACCAGCGTTCAGCTGATCCTGCACCTGCGCGACTGCCAGCTGCTCGCCGATCTTGATGGCGGCCAACTCCGGATTCTGGAGAATCCAGGTGTACTGCTGCTTCTCGAACTCGATCGGCGGGGTGCCGGCGGCGATCTTCACCGACACGTTCAGCAAATGCTCAAGGCGCTTGGCAGCCACGGCGCCAGAGCCGTAGGCGTTACGACGACGCACCAGGCCGGCGATCTGCTTGAAGGACGCCTCCATGGAGAAGTCGCCCTGGTTCTGGCCAGCGGTCAGCACGATGGTGCCGCCGGAGGCATCGTTGAAGGCGTTGACCTGCTGATCCACGACTTCGGTCATGGCGGCGTAGGTCTGCTTGTTGAATACCTGAAGATCGAATGGCATATGGGCCTCTCAGTGATCGATCAAGCCTGCGACTGCGCCCACGCCACACGTTCGGCATCGGTCTTACAGTCGGAAAGCTTCTTGGGGGTCTGGGTGTTGCGATCAGCACCAGGCAGAGCGCCGCTGCCGTTGGCGTCGGAGCTCTTCAGGATGTGGGCGCGGTGGGGGTACTGCGAAACAAGGGTCTCAAGCGCTTCATCGAAGTCGGCCAGCTCGCCCGGGCGGGATCGGCTGAAGATCTTCTGGCCCTGGGCGTCATAGGCGACGACCTTGCCCTCTTCGATCTTCAGGTTGCGGCCGAACGTGGCTTGCACCATGTCCGCCGGTACCGCCAGCTTGTCAGCAATGAACTTGGAGCGGGCGAAGTTGCCGCCGATCATTTCGGCATACAGCTGCTGCTCGAAGCCCTGCGCCTTGGCGTTGGCTTCGTCCAGCTGGGTTTGGTAGGCCTTGCTGATTTCGCCCTTCACCTTCTCGATCTCACCGGCATCCACCAGCTTCTTGGCGTCGAGGTTGGCGACGATTTCCAGCGCCTTCTTGGCGGCCGCAGCGTCTTCGATGCCTTCGAACGCCTTCGCGGTCTTCTCGAAGTCGTTGGCGCGCTCACGGTGCGACTTGGCCTCGGCGTTCAGTCGGGTGATGGTGTTGCGGGTGCCAGGGGCATCGAACGCTACCTCGGTACCGTCGTCCTCGATGTAAACCGGGCGACCATCCTGAACAACTACGTGACCATCGGCATCAAGCTTGAGTTTCATTGTTTCTCCTTTCGAGCCATCCGGCCCGGTGCGCCCCGCTCATCCGAACAGACAGGCAGAAAAAAGCCCCAGCGAATGCCAGGGCTGAGTGATGTGATTGCTGATTACAGGCCTGCTCGGTCGAATGCCGAGGCATCCTGCTCGCGCAACTGATCAAGGGTAAGTAGTCTCCCCCTGTCGTTGTAGAACCTGTCGAGCGTCAGCCCGCCTTCGCGCATCAGCTTCCCGCGAGTCGGGCCAAGCACTTGATTCTGCCGCGCAGCACTTTGGCCCTTGATCCAGTCGCCGTACGATGTCGACTCAGGGATCTGGCCGTCCATGCTGGCTCGGGTGCCCTCTGGGATATCGGCCTTCGACAACCCCAGCTCTTCCCATGCCTTGATGATCGGCGTCGAACTGCTTCGACAGCACCAGTGCAGGCGGCCAGGGCCGCTCAGCCAGGGCACCTGATGACCGATAGGCCGATGGGTATCAGCGGAGTACCGCAATCCATCCCTTAGTCGGCACGGCGCGGAGGTTCGCCCATCAAGGGTGCTGAGCCATACGACCCCGGATATCAGGTCGCTGTTGGCCTGGTAGAACGCGTCTCGCGCACTTTGTGCGGTGTGACTGATGGCGGTACGCACCATCGCTTCAATATCGCTCCTGCTGCGGTTTAGCAGCCCGTCAGCGTACCCCTCCGACCTGATGCCCATGATGCGGCGAACGATCTGGTCGGCTGTCAGCCCTTCAACCATGCCAATTCGGATCGCATCACGAATCCGCGCGGCTCGGCCAGCCTCCAAATCGGCCATCCACTCGCCAAGCAGCTTTCCTTGAAATGGCCGGCTCGATGCAATTTGCCTGACCTGGGCCAGATCTACCTTTACGAGCGGGACCACTGTCAGCACCTGAGCCGGGAGCGTGGCCGTGAATAGAGCCTGCTGGTAGCCGATCTCGTAGGAAGCCAGTTCGTCCACCGACTCCTTCAGTGTCTCGCCCGCTTGCTCGTAGACGTGCTTGTTCAGCTCGAGAACCGCCGCCAGCACGGCATTCATGTGCTTTACAGTGAAGCGATCCACCTCCATGCGCCCAATTGCAGCCAGCAGTCGGGCACGCAGGTCCTCATCAACCCGATTGAGCAGCGCCATGATCTTGCGCACCTCGGCATTGCTGAAGTGCTGCAGATCGATGGCGTGACTTATCGAAGCCGACTGAAACCGCTCATTGACCGTCGCCATTACATAGCCCCCAAGGCAGGCCCCTGCTCTTCAAGGCGCTCTTTCTCCTGCTCCCAGTCCAGCTCGTCACTGATGACGCCGCGGCGCTGCATTTCCGAGTAGAGCGTCTCGTCGCTGATCTTGCCGGCGTTCGCCATGCTGATGAGGCTCGGCAGCGATACCTCAGGCGCGAAGTCCGAGTCGAAGTTGCCGCGCATCTCGACGTGCCCGCCATCCTTCTGGCCCTGGTAGTCGGCGATGATATGCAGCAGTTGCGCCAGGCAGTCAGCAAAATGGCCAGCCAGGCGCGCCAGCGGGGACAGCTCCTGCGCCGCCTCTTCGTTGGCCTGGGCCGCCGTCTTGGTCTGCTGCTTGTCTTTCTGCAGCAGCTTGGCCCCGGCCATGCGCATGTCTTCGACCAGGTCGTTGAGCGAGTCGCGGCCGGCGGTAATCGCCGCCCCGGTGTGCTCGACGTACTTGGCATTGCCGTCTTTCGGTATCCGGGTAGCACTGGTCGAGTTGATGGTCAGCTGGAATTCGTCGTCGTCGGTGAACACGAACAGCAGCGGCACGCGGGCGACGTGCAGCAGGTTGTCTTGGTCGCTCTGGCTCTGCCAGTGCTTGACGTTCAGGTGCGCCAGCTCCAGCAGTGGCGGCTTGGCCGTCAGTGGTCCGGTGCGGCCGGTGTAGAACGTCACCAGCGGGATATAGGCCAGGCTGGTGGCGCCTTGACCACTCTGCACCCACTCGCCGCTACCATCGGGCTTGCGGTAGGTGCGCCAGCGGCCTGGCTCCAGCACGCGGATCTGATCCACGCACTTGACGCCAAACTGGCCATCCTGCTCTTCCACCGTTTCCAGGTAGCGGAACTGGACCAGGCGAGCACCTTCGTAGCGCCAGCCCAGCACCTGAACGGGCTTGATGATCACCGCATACGGGCGAACCCCTGCGGCCTCTTCTTCGGCTTTGGTCTTGTACAGCTTGTTGCCTTCGGGATCGCGGGTGGGATGGTGCTCGATCAGCGCGTGGCACAGGCCTTTCGCCAATGCCTCGCGGAACCACTCGACCGACCACGAGTTCAGGTCGTTGCCGCCCAGGTCGATGTCAGTGCAAAGGGCCTTGATCTGCTCAGGCACGTCCTCGCCCAGCTGTAACGGCTCGGCAAATACGCGGGAAGTGTTGTTGCCCACCGTTTCGGCGTAGGCCGGGAGCAAGGTGGACAACTTCAGGCGCTCGGCGTAGGCGTCGTCCTTCTCTGCCGGATACTGCGGCAGCAAGGCCTTGCCAGCCGCTCGCATGGCCTGAGTGCCGCCCATCAGCGGGTCGACAATAGCCCAGTACCCGCGCATGCGGTCGACCGCCGGCAGAGCGATGCTTGGGTCGTCGTTGCTCATGACTAGATTCTCAGATCTTGGGTTTGTGTTTTCGCCGGCTTGACGATTGGGTAGCGGTGCACAACGAAGTAGCCAAAGGCGTCGCCCGGGTCTTCGGTGCCGTCCTTGTTCGGCTCGCCTTGCTCGTTGTAGGCCTGCTGCTCGAGCACCTGGGTCGTGACCGGGCACTTATCAGTGTTGACCTTGAGCCGGCGCTTGCCCTCGCCATTCAGGAACATGGCATTCACCGACAGCACGCGGTCACGCACGGCCGGGTTGGACGGGTTGACCTTGACCGAGAAGCCGGCCTGTTTCAGCAGGCTATGGTCGGACTCGCTGCCGTTGACGCTCTTGCGGTTCTTGCCGCTGGCATCCGGATAGACCGTGATCTTGTGCTTGCCCTGATAGCGCTTGTCGAGTGCATCGATCATGGCCGGCGTGTCGAACAGGCTGGTCAGCTCATCCACCAGCAGGGGCTCACCCTCGCGAATGACGAACACGCAGGCCGCCATTCGATTGATGTTGAAGTCCATACCGATGTGCAGGTCTTCGCCGGGGCGAACCGTCTCGTCTGTATGGCAGGCGAATCGGTTGAAGTTCGGATAAACGCAGCCCGACGTCAGGTTGACGAACAGGCCGTCGATATAGGCGTCGACTAAGTTGGCCGGGTAAGACCGGCGCAGAGACGGGATGTAGTCCTTGGGCAGGTTCTTGGCATTCTGCCGCGTGGACGCGTGCACGATGCCGTAGAACTCCTTCTGTGCCGGGTCGGCGGCCAGCTCCTTGACGAACTTCCGGTAGACCCAGTTGAAGCCCTCCGGCGTGGTGGTCACGTCGATGGTGTTCTCGGCCCGGCTGGGCCAGACCGTCGACATACGCGCAATGATCTTCTTCCACGCGCTGTCAGCCTTCTTGATCGGCATGCAGTCGATCTCATCCACCAGGGCATGGGCGATGTTGAAGCCCACGATCTTGTGGGGATGCTCCATGCTCTTGCAGATGATGGTGGACAGGAGGCGCCCACGACGGTCTCTCAGGTGCACGCGCTTGTTACTGGGCACGATGTCGGCCACTAGTCCGAACGCCTCAGCAACGACCGGAATGGTGTCGTAGAAGATGTCCGCGATGTGCGGGTAGGTCGGCGCGAAGTAGCCTTGCGGAATTCGCGGGTTCTCCAGGGCGTTAATGCAGAGCCTCACGCAGCCGACGAATGTCTTTCCGCTACGGTAACCACCCACGAACGCAGAGAACTTCTTCGGGTGGCTGATGAACTCGAACTGCGGCTTATTCAGCGTCAGGGTCGCTTGCATCTTCAACCCCAATGATTACTTGCTTGGGCTCCGGCACATCCTTGTCGGGATCCGCCAGCTCGCGCTGAAGCTTCTGGATGTTCAGTCGCTTGATCTCATCGTCCAGCGACTTGTCAGGCTCGACCTTGCGGTTGACGTACACATCCCCAACCTCCTTGGCGACCTGCTCAAGGATTTGCAGGGCCAGTCCGTAGTTCCGCATGCCTTCGACCTTTTCGGCCATCCTGGCGAGCGCGCGGAGCCGATAGGCACGGTTGGCAATGGGTATGTCAGCCGTCTCCTCGCGGAAACGCTTGCGGGTGTCTTCGAACAGGGTTACCCAGCGCTTGGCCAGAGTCTTACTACAGCGCTTGGTTGGGTCGTGTGTCTCCACCTGCTGGCGGGACACTTCGACGTTGAATTCACGCTTGACGGCCTCTGCCACCTGAGTGGGGGTATCGAAGCAGGCCAACGCCTGAACGATGAAGGCCTTCACCTCGTTGCTCAGGGCTGCCATAGGTTGGGGTTCCGTCTAATGCCTGTCTAGCGTCAGGCCAACTTGAGCAGACAGGTTCCGCAGGCCCTCGAAATGTTGATCTTGGCCACCTCTGGTGGCTGGCTTGCAGCTTCGACCAGCTGCTGGACTTCTTCGCTGGCACCGTAGCGCCTCACTACACCGACGAACTCTTCCACGTCGTGACCACGCAAGTAGAGCTTGGGCATGCCGTCCTGGGTGAACTTGGGCGCGCCGTACTCGTCGGTCGCCTGGGCGATGTGGTACAGCTCGTGTTCGACCAGGGCGCAGAACTCAGCGTCGGTGCATTGAGCGCAGTAGTCCGCAGCTAGGGTGATGAGGTAGTCCGGCTCCTCGCCGAACCACTCCCGCATCTGCTGCTCTTGCCGCGCCTTCTGCCATCCGCCCGCCCGGAACATCAGCTGCTCAGCCTGGCCAAGGACGACCCTCCCCTGCTTGGCGAACCCGCTGGACGCCCAGAGCACGCCGATGTTGGCGTCGCTCAGATGGGCATGCTCGGGGTTATGGATGCTGCCGGTGTCCGCCAGAATCTCACTCTGTATCCACTCCCAGACTTCAGGTGCCGGGCCCAAGATCAGGAATGGCGAATCAAGCAGATCAGCTGGAGGTAGTGGCCTGGCCATGCAGATCAATCCTCAGGGCTCTGATTGTCCCGCCAGTGCTGGTATCGCGCCTTGCAGCCATCTCGACAGCCTTCTCGGCAGATGCGCCCATATCCATCGCAGCGAATGCGTATGGTGTGCCGCTGCCGATGGCGTACGGACGATCAGGCTTGATTGGCGACTTCCACAGACCGGTATCGTCATCCACCGCCACCA